AGCCAAATCAATCACTACAATTATGGTAATGATTCATATTTTCCTGTTCAAACTTACAATACTTGGAATGTGTACACGTTTAGAAAAGTAAGTAATATAAAACAAGTTTGGTACAACACAACACAATTAAGTGCTACAAGTAGTTCAAACAATACCACAAATTTACCTGCAAATTCTACTTTTGATTATGGCGGAAGAAATGCACCAGATGATTATAAACCTTATAATTTTAATTTAGGATTTTGCGGTATTTGGTCAACAAATATTTCTGATAGCGATATAACATATTTATATAATCGTTTTAAAGGCGACTATGGAATAAGTTAATGTTTAACAACAACAAAGGAGTAAAATATGTTTGAAGATTATTTAAAAGACTTTCCTTTTGAAAACAAAAGGTACAAAAAATTTCAAAAAAAAATCCTTAAACTGTGGAGGGATGCTTACAATAATTTTTATAAATTATTCAAGCACGATTTATAATGCCTAAGATTACCAAGAAAAAAAGATCAGCAGCTCAAACAGTTACCTTGGTATTAATCCATACTAAAATAAATAATATTCAAAAAACACTAGAACAAAATACAAAGGATATAGCAGCTCTTAAAGAGCAAATGGCTATGGGTAAGGGTGGGTTGAAAGTTATCGCATATCTTGGTGGTATATTAGCAGGCATTATAGCCTTAATAAAATTTGTAAAATAATATATAAATCCATTTAAAGTAATGCCATTCATCAATGAAGGAACATTCCAGGAATATGATTATAACCAGGAGTATGAGGAGTGTGAGTGGAAACAAATCACAGAATACTGGAGAAAATAAATATTAATTATGGCCAAGAAATCTGCAATAGGACAGTTAATTTATATAAAAAATAAACCCAGAAAAAGACCAGGCAGACATAGTAAGAGGCCCAACAAATCACAAAGAAAAAAACCTTATAGGGGCCAGGGAAGATAGTAATACAACTATTGCTTTATATGAAATAATTTAATACAGATTGATAATGTTACCTGCTTTAAAAGTTATAGCTCCTCTTGCGAAGATGCTATTCAATACTGTTGATAAGGCAATCCCAGATAAGGATCTGGCAGAAAAATTAAAAGCTCAACTCAATACTCAATTATTACAATCTGGTACTGAAGAATTAAAAGCTGCTGCATCTATTGTAGAAGCTGAAGCAAAATCAAATTGGTTTGTTGCAGGTTGGCGACCAACTTTAATGTATGTTTTAATATTTATTCTGGTATGGAATTATATCCTGGGGCCAGTGATAAAACTTTTTACTGGAACAATCATAACCTTTGAGCTGCCTGGAGATGTATGGACATTATTAAATATAGGACTTGGAGGGTATGTCGTGGGTAGAAGCGGAGAGAGTATAGCAAGAACAATAGCAAATAAAAATAAATGAAAGATATAAAAGAAAGAATTAAAGAACACGAAGGCTATAGATCCAAGGTGTACCTGGACAGCCTGGGAAAAAGAACAATAGGATTTGGCCATCTATGTGTAGAAGATTTCTGGGAAGATGATAAGGAATATGATAAAGAATTTTTGGAAAAAATTTTTGAAAAAGATTTCCAAAATGCTGTAGATCAAGTAGAGAATATTTGCCACGATTACGATTTAGATATTACTCCTACTGCAACTGAAGTATTAATTGAAATGGTTTTTCAATTAGGTGCTACAGGTGTTAAAAAATTTAGAAGGATGTTGGAAGCTCTCCAGGATCAGGATTATGAAACTGCCTCACTAGAAATGTTAGATAGTAGATGGGCAGAACAAACTCCTGCCAGGGCCGAGGAGCTTTCACTTATTATGAAAGATGCCGAAGATAATTAGTATTACAGAAATCAAACAAGTATTAGATCTAGTAGATAAGCTAGGTTATAATGAAGCTGCAAAGAAACTTGGTAAAAATTATCAAACTGTTTATTCTTTATACAGAAAATATAAATCAGAAAACAAATTAGATAATGTTATAAAAGCTCCTTTTATTATTCAAGATATTCCAGATGATGAATTAACTACTGAAGAATTAATTGAAAGATCTCTCAAGAGATGGGAAAGAAAAAGAGAAACTCACAATGCAACTAAATTAATTGATGTAGATCTAAAAGAAAAAAAACCTTTTGCCCTGTGTTTTGTTGGGGATCCGCATATAGATGATGATGGTTGTAACTGGGGTAGATTAAAAGCTGATATGGATCTAATGGCTAACACTCCAGGAATGATTGGAATATGTGTTGGGGATATTACAAACAACTGGGTAGGCAGATTAATGAAGAAGTATGCTGACCAGGAAACTACCAGGAAACAAGCAGAGAAATTAATTGAGTGGTTTTTATCTGAGGCAGGAGTTTATTGGGCTGCTGTTATTGGAGGCAATCACGATATTTGGAATACAGATGGTGGAGATATAAATAAATTTATCTTCAGATCTCAAGCAGGAATTTATAGGAACCACGGAGTTAGATTAAAGCTAAAGATCCCAGGTGGTAAAACAATTAATGTAAATTGTAGGCACGATTACGCAGGTCATTCTCAGTGGAACGAAAGCCACGCAATGAGTAAGGCTGCCAGGTTTGGTGTGGATGATATTTATGTTGCAGGACATAGGCACGTTTCTGGTTATCAAATAGTTAAGAACCACGAAAGCCAAAGAATATCTCACGCAGTAAGGGTAGCAGGATATAAAGAGATTGATGATTATGCAGAAAGCAAATCATTGAGAGAACATAATATATTTCAGAGTATGGCTTTTATTGTTGATCCAGGACAAGAGGATCCTTTAAGGTTTATTAAACCTGTGTTCAGCTTAGATGAAGCTGCCGAAGAATTGACTTATAAAAGGAAAGTTACTTCCAATTCATAAGTAATGTATCGTATATTAATTCATTAAAAGATAAATCTCTTTTTTCTTTTTCAAGTTTTTCTTTTCTTTTTTCTAAAGAGAAAATCTTTTTGTTAGTATCTTTCAAGTCTTGCTTGATTTGTAATCGCTTACTTGAAATATACTCTCTGTTATGTATGTCCAATACCCCTTACCTCCTTTCTATATCTTTCTTAATGTAGAAGTTATGCCAAGAGTGAGCCTTGCCATTAACGTTTCTACCAAGAATTCCTTTGTCAACTAAAGCTATGAGCTTGTTGTAAGTACCAGTAACTGAAGAAAACTCCAGGGCCGCAAGCCTTCTTACTGAAGGAGGATGGCCCTTCTCAATTAAATATTTTTTGAAAGTTAAAAATAGTTTCATTTGTTTTTCAGTGGGTTGAATGTTAGATCCCTGGATCTTTCCTGTACCATCACACCTTGGACAGATATTTTTTTCATCAATTATTTTCATCAAGCTCTCCTGCTATGGATATGTACTCATTAAAGATTGAAGTATGTAATCCGCTATCTACTGTTTCTAAATCTTTGATAACATCTTCATTGACTTGAAATAGCTGCTTTAAAAACTTGAGCTTCTCTGCCTTATTAGATTTCTTATGGATCCTTATATTGCCCATAGCTTTACTAAACTCCTCAGCAAAAGACTTATGATCCTCACAATATATTCCAGGCCCTTTAAGTTTCCTCATCTCCCATTGAGATTTACCTACCTCTGGTTGTATATCTGTTTCCTGGGCCATAGGTGTAGTATTTTCAGCGATCTTTTCTTTGGTAGGGGTAACATCATTTACTTCATTTGATGCTACTGTAGGGGCTTCTAAAGCTGTTTTAGCTACAGTATCTAGCTTATCCATAACTGTTTCTACAGGCTTAGGATCCCTTGTTGGATAATCCCCTGCTTCCTCCCTAGTTATTACACCACCAAGAGCATCTGCAAATACATCTCTTAAAGCAAAACCTCTAGCTCGCATCTTGAGCATACGATCTGGGTATGACTTCCAAGGGCCAGGCCTATTTAACAAGCCTGCTCTGTTAGCATCTGACATAGAAAATTCTGTCTTATACCAGGATTGATTTTTTCTTTTAATTTCACAAACAGCTTTTCTGTTAGCTCCTTCTCCAGAGATAGTTTCTTTTATATCCTCAAATTCAGGATGACTTCTACAAAGAGCCATCATAGTATCTCCATAAATACTAGGCTTGCCATTGATAACTGCAATATCTTGCAGAGCTTGTATTGGAGATATGCCTAACTCCTTACCCCAACTCATAGCTAGATAAACATCAACAGGCTTACCTTGAAATTGTTTTGGTACCAAATTTGATTTTGCAATTTCCTCTGCAAATTTCATTGGATCTTTTTTAACTATATCATTCATACTAATTTTCCTTGTCTTGGATCCTCGGTTAGTGGTTTAAATAAAATATCAATCAATCTGTAGGATCCTTTAAATTTAGATTGAAATATTTTAGAGCTTGGCTGCAGGTGCAGCAGCTCGTCTTTCTTTAGCTGCATAATTTTTCCATTGTGATTTATTTCTAATCCACCTTTTTTAATTGCAGCCTGTACTTCATAATCTCTGACAGAAACGAATTTACCCTGCCATAGCTTAGTTACTTTTTTCTTCTTCATCATCTCCTCCTGTTACCATTGAGATCATACCTTTTGCAGCCGATCTCAAAGCTAAATAAATTAAAAAGAATATAACGATTGTCCAAATTACTTCACTCATTCTCCCTCCTTTATTGATATTGTTGATTGTCTTTTTGAATATGCCTCCTGTGCAGGCACTACTTTTTCTGGCTTTGCTTTATAGTTTCTAACAGGCCAAGAAATTTTAAAGTTATTATAAGTACCAAAGCTATGCTCTCCAAGAGCTTGCTTGATTACATCTTGTGATTGTTCAATCTTTTCTTTACCAGTTTTAATTAACTGATTGCCTTCGTGCCAGGCATTGATTGCATCTCCAATAAAATTATTACCAGATAGATCCTTAATTTCTGCTATCGGATTTGGATAAATTAGATTATAATCATTCGGTTTTTCTGGATCATAAAATATTTCTTTATCCCTTCTATTCCAGAAATCTCTGACAGCTTCTTTGATTTTAGATTGTACTTCCTTATGCTCAAAGATAGGCCAGTATTCTATTTGCCAGGTTCTAATATTAAACACCACAACAATAGCTTTAGTAGTATTGGTACAAATCATTTGGCCCTGTACTTGGATAGGCCCTTTGTATAAAGGCAAGTTATCTTCAGCAACAGAAGTAGTTTTGTATTCAATTAAAATATCTCCTTCCATTGTAAAGGTTTGGCCCATTGGATTTGTTACGTGAATAGGATCCTTGGCTATGGCCCAGGCATCCAGGCTGCAGGCAAGCGGTGTACTTACTGCAGCATAAGCCTTCTCATTAGCTCCTGCTTTAAATTTTAATTTAGGGAAATCATCTTGAACAATTTTTTGAATAGCTTGCTCAAAATAATCTGTATATTTTGAATAGTTATTTTGCTCTGGCTCTACCCAAGATCCATTTTTTTTATCAATAAATTCCTGGAGTAATTCATTTTTAGACAAAGCATTTTTGTGTGCAGCTCCCAATAAAATTGGCAATCTGCTACAAGTAAAGTTTTTTAAATCATCTGTAACTTTCATTACAATCTCCTTTATAAGTTAATTTATAGTACATAACAAGAATATTATCTGTACAATTCTAGGTTCTTAACACTGCTTGGATACCATTTGCCATTGGATCTAGTAGCTATTCCTCTAGCATTTAGAGCTGCAGCTATACCTCTGTAAGTATTTACTCTGCCCTTATCCTTGATCTCCTGGACAACAGGCAAAATATTTTTTGCAAATTCTGCGGCAGCTTTTTTCTTAGCAGCAACAGCAAGAGCAGCAGCTTGGGCCAGGTTAGTTGTATTACCTAACTTGGTAATAATTCTATTGGTTAGCTTGGTTTTGTATTGGCCATCCTGGTATAATTTTTTTTTGATTTGGCCCAAACCATTTTTAGTTCTTTGCCTAATCATCTTAACTTCTCTTTGAGCAATAACAGCCAGGATAGAAATGGTAGTTTCGTCTGCCTCTGGCATATCACAAATAGTAAATTTAACTCCTTCCTCCTGGAGCTGTAAAAAGAAGCTCGCCTTTCTTGTTAGCCTGTCCATAGTAGCAATCAATAATCTAGCATTATTATCTTTTGCAAATTGGATCGCAGCCTGGAGCTGCTTCCTGTTATTATTCAATCCACTTTCTTGCTCAGTAAAAGTATTAACCAAGACAGCTCCATCTCTTTTTGAAATGAAATCCTGGATCTTATCTTGTTGAGCAGCAATACCCAGGAGCTGCTTCTTGGTACTCGTTCTTAAATAAGCAACATAATTATTCATATAAGCCTCCTATTTTTTTGTTGTATTTATAAACACAAAATCCAATTTTAATTTTTGGGATCTTTAATGCAGCAGAAAGGGATCTTAATTTTTTATTAGAAATAATATTAACTCCCTTCTCATATTTTTGAACCTGCTGAAATGTAATTCCCATAATTTTAGCAACTTCCATTTGTGTTAGTTTTAATTGCTTCCTTCTTTTAAAAATCTTACGACCAATAAATTGATCGTAGTTTAAGTTAGTTACTTTTTGTAACTGCATCTGTTTTCTCCTGTTTGTTAGGCTCTTGGAAAACGTAAATAGATTTACCAATTACCTTTGTTTTAGATTTGTTTTTATTGAATGTAACCAGAGCTTTTAAAAAGAATTCCTCTAACTCTTGCTCGGTATCAAAACTGTATTTGAGTACAGTTCCGATACCTAAACTAGAGTTTAAAATTTCTGGCTTTAATTTTTTATTTGCCAATTAAGCAACCTCCTTTTTGTTTGTTAATTTTTTCCATCCGAGGTCTTGGCAAAGATAAGCAGTTCCATCAACAGAAACTATATCGCCAACACTCATTGAAGTGTGCATACATTCTACTTTTTTATTTTTCATAGCTTCCTGGAATTCTTTACCAGTAACGAGCTTATCTTTTACAAAACAAACTTTGTTAGTTTCATTTGCTATTGATAAAGGATTTGTATCGTAATTATTAAAAGCACTAAAGACATCTTCTTGGTCGTCATCATTATTGATAACACCTTCAAAAACTTTAGTATGAGTTTTACTAAAGTCATCTGTGTATTTAGCATCTGGGCTAAACTTTTTTTGGTAATAGACAGTTATGTTTTTCATTATGCTACCTCCATTTTTGTTAAATATTTATCAATCAATAATTTGTAATTCTTAATAGATAAACCACATTGTTTTTTATTATAGATACTTGGTTCAAGATTTTCATATTTAATTAATTCTGATCTTGATATAGTTTTGCCATTTTTAGATAAGCTAGTAGTAGATATTCTTTTACTAACTTTATCTATTGTAATTACAAAACCTTTATATTCTATTTTCATTACGCAGCCTCCTCGTAGTTGTATTGTTGTTTATAAAGTTGAGCATTGAAAACTTCTCCAACGAAATTTTCTTGCTTTAGTTTTTTTAAATTCTTAAACCAAAGAACCATAACTGAAAGATCGTTATTAACTTTGAAGCAAGCATTTTTTAACTTCACGTGAACCTTACCTTTTTGAAAGTAATTGTGAGATCCAGTAAAGAATTTATTGATATAAGCATTTAACCATTTGCCTTTATCAGTTTTGTTTGAGATCACAGGAACCTTGTATTCCTTTGATTGTTGGTAGCCAAATCTGCTTTTGGCTTCGTAGTTAACTATCATTGTTGATTGCCTCCTCTAATGTTATTAATTTTTCAATCTGTTTTTTTAAAATTTTTAAATTAGAGGGTTGAAATTGTAAGGCCATTCCAGGAGTATTATACAATTTTAACAACTCATCGTTTATATTTTTTAACTCTGTTTTTATTGTTTCCATATTATTTTCTTTCTCCTTGTTAGAATTGTTAACCATATATCTATTATATAGTGATAATATATTCAGAAGTCAACCCTCGGTTACAAAATATTTTTCATTTTAATTGCGTGTAAATCATAAGACTTGCCACCATTCACAACCACAATTTTTAATTGGCCTTCCTTGTTTAATTTATACATCTGAAAGGATCCAATTATGTTTTGTAACTTTTCCTCTGTCATACTGACAGTGTGCATACCCTGGACTTCAGCTCCCTGGGGTTTTGTTTGTACTAAGTATTCGTGCTTCATAAAGCCTCCTCTATTGTTTGATTAATTTTTTTATGCTCCATCAGGCAGCCTCCAATCATCCCAATTTTTTTGCTTGCTATCTGATCCAAGTCTAACTCTGTTTTTATTCAAGTGGTATTCGTATTTAAAAAATGAAATCAATTTACTGATTTTATTTTTATCAGATTGAAATCCAAAATTTTTAATTACATCATTTGAATTTCTTTTAACTCCATTTTCACTTCCATATTCTTCAAACTCATTATTTAAAAATCTAATTTTAAAATGACCTGGAGTTGGTAGAAGTTTAATTACTTTGGCAGCTCTGGTACCTTCATAAAAACCATCTTCGGCTTTAGATCCAACAGGAACCAAAATAATATCAGCTAGTTGAACGTTATACATTACGCAGCCTCCTTGTTTTTTTGTTTTTGATATTCTGAATAATCTTTATAGGCTTTTGTTTGATACTTTGGATAAGCATCAAACCATATCCAAGATCCAGAAGAAATCTTAATGGCATCCTCTGAAGGTTTTGGATAATCATAACCAGAAACAGATCCGCTAGTACCTCCGCCATTGTCGGCAGCAGTAACAGATCCATCTGGCATCAACCAAACTTTCTCATTGTATTT